GGGTATCATCATATCGGAGAGGGCATCTGCAATAGAGCTTTCCTCTTCGGTCTGCAAAAGATAGTCAACACCAATCATGTTCAGGTCAGCATCAGTCAAACCAGCGTCTTTCCAATCAATATCAGGAACAATCTGCGCAAGAGCGTCGAAATCCCAAGTACCTTGCGCATTGGGGTTATTCATTAGAATATTAAGTTCCTTTTCCTGTTTTTCGTCCACGTCAATGACATCGACACGAATACGGTAGTCGTTATCCGGGAACTTCTGCAATTCATCCATAACAGACAGACGTTGATGTCCACTGACTACGGTAAGACCAGTACGCTTATTCACAACTATTCCACCTACCAATCCGAATTTCTTGATACCACGTTTCAGTGTCTTACGTGATTCCTCTGATAGCTTTCTCGGATTATAATCAGCAAAGTGAATGGCAGAGCGGTTAAGTTCCACCGATTCACTCTTGATATATTTTGATAATTCCATATTAGCCATTACTTAGACCGAAACCTCTCTGCCGAAGAGTATTCCTTTCGGCTCTTGCTATAAGATTATCACGAGATTGTTTTGCACGCCTGCTTGCAGCACTGCTACTCCATGTATTTTTTCTTCTCCAGTTAGCTTCGCTCAATCTTTCTGCCTGAGCATATATCTGTTCTCTTGTCTTTCTTTTTCTGACTCAGCAATCCTCCTTATTAATTTTGTTGATTATGATACTCCCAAAGCACTCTTTCAGCCATCGGGAAAACTTTGTAAATTCTCTGTAAGTCCTGTGGATAGTTCTTCTCCATCCAAAGCATACAATCAAGATTGAAGCCTACTCCCGAACTCGCTTTCAATGAATATCGGACTGGTTCGGGTAGGTTGTGCTGCCTCATGTAAGCGAGAATATCTCTCTGATTCCAATCAGCCAAAGGATAAACCATACCGTTATTCTCGTAACCGTTTACCTCATACCCTTTCAGCATAAGCCTACGATTCATGCCATCAGCTTTCTTCATACCCAAGAATGTGTAATAAACTCCGTGAGTAAACTGCATAGCCTTTACCACATCTGCCAACTTCAATAGTTTCACTTCCGGATTAGGCACGCAATACATACCTCCACGAAGAATATAAGTAAGATTCCAGTGAGGCACTTGCACAAACTCAATCTTTGGATATTTGACTTTAGTCCAGCCAATCCATCGGTTAATGTGCTCCAAATTCTTGACAAAGTACATGAACACACAAACAATCCGGTCAAACTTCGGATAGAGTAAATCAAGCAGAACAAGCGAATCTTTACCCAAGGATAAAAACAAAATGCAAGATTTAGATTTATCCGCTACAGCTTCAATATACCTGTATGTCTCTAATGTTTTATTCATTTGAATGCAAATATTCTTGAAGTTTAGCTTTTACATACTCTAAATCTTTAGATTCTGCAACATACTTTCCCTTTACACTTGCAGTATAAGTACCATTCCTTTTTCTGTAGAAAATATATTTAGGCAAACTTTTTATTTTCTTGAATTTTCTTTCTTCATAGAATGACTCAAAAGCTCCTTTATCTATGGATTCTTTAGCTTCTTTATAAACAGCATGAGCATTTTCTTCGCTTCCCTCTGTACCTAAATAGAACTGTTTCCCATTATAAAATATTCCTATCGTATATCTTTCCCCACTGAATTTAACACCTATATGCGTTTTTGTAGAGTTTCGGTTATTACAATTTTCTCTTCTTGTCACAATTCGTAGATTATTCAATGAATTGTTAGCTTTGTTCCTATCTATATGGTCTATTTCCATATCAAAAGGAATAACCCCAACAAACGATTGATATACTAAACGATGTACTTTGAAAGAGATTCTTTTCCCATCAATAGTTGCATGGAAGAATTTATATCCACCTGCATCCGTTGAAGGGTTAAGTGCAACACCTTTTAGCCGCTTTGTCTTACCACTCTTATCACAGATACATCTATCAAGCGAGCGTACCCTACCCAACGAACTAATTTCATACATACCTTCTAACCCAAATGCTGACTTCCAAATTTCTTCCATATCAATAGTATTTTATACCAAAGCCTCATTCGATTTTACCCGAATGAGGTCTATATACCGGTTCGCTTGTTCTACCTTGCTCATAGCTAACCACCGCTTAAACCAAATGAAGTACGAAGGTCACTATAACGCTGTCTGCGTGACCCCAACTGTGATGTACCAGCTTCACCGCCACGTCTGGCAACCAATCTACCACCAGCCCCGGCACCGTTCATATTTCTGCGAGGCCCGGCTACTCTGTTAATTCTTCTTGCGACTCAGCTTTCTAATTTTAAAAGTTAAACAAATCAATCTATATGTTTCTCTAATATCTTACCCAAGGTATAATCCATTTGGGCTGCGAGATATTCTTCACCTTGATACTCGTAAACAATATCATTGCCGTTTTCATCTGTGAGAATGACTGCCTCTGCTGCTTTCACTTCAACGATAA